GGAAAGTATTGCATAATAATCGTCATCAGTAAGTGGATTATCTACAGATGTGATAATAGATAAGTCAACTTCTCCTGTCCAATCCCTTTTACTATCTAGTTTAGGTCGCACATTTATTACAAAATCTTCTTTCTTTATTTGGTTTATTACGTTCTTCACTTGATTCTCCTGACTTTACTGCCTGTAAATTTAACGAAATTAGGATGTTTGTTCTTGCCTTTTTCTTTAAGCCAATCTTCAGGAATTATCCTGTCATAATATCTAAAGTCATGTTTGATACACCACTCTGCATATGTAGATTTCGCACCTTTGCTTAGTTTACTTCGACTGTTTGTAAATACAAATCTAATATCTAGCTTAGGATGTTGCTTCTTTATACACAAGTGTTTTCTTCTATCTGTGGTTAAAAACCTACCTTTAGTTTCTATTATTATACCGTTGTTTAGTATAAAGTCAGGGGTATAGGTTCGATAAGCTAAATCTTCCCACTCTATCTTAATTGATTCATATGCATAGGCATGCTTCAATTTAGTTAGGTAGAGTGAGATAGTATGTTCTAACCCACTCCTATACCCATGCTTTATTGCTTCTCTTCTTATCTTGTGAGGAGACATCTAGGCACTCTTGAGACTTATGTACTGAACCATCTTAGGTTCTTTAGCCTGAGACATTTGTGCAGGCAACTCGTGTAAAGTTTCCCAACATGATTGTCTATACGAACAGAAGTTACAGTTTCTATTAAGAACCATATTACCTGTAGGTTTACCTCTAAAGGTTTCAGGTTCAGGCTCAAAGCATCTTACTAACTCTTTAGAATCTACTGCCTTTATAGACTCCTTGACTTTATCAAGTTCTTTGTCCATATCTATACGAGCAGGCACGTACTTAAACTGACCGTTGGCTTTGTTAACAACCCACCAACCACCTGCTCTATAGCCTGATGCTTTTGCATAGCCTGCAAGTTGCCCTACGTAACCAAAGCTATCACCTGAAGCTAGTGACTCATAAGAATCAAACTTATGCTTGTAAGACCAATCAGATGCAGACTTAATATCATCAACTGCTCCATCAACAACTAAGTCATAAGAACCTGATATACTAGTATCGTCATCTAGTTTAAGTGTAACAGTGTCACTATCTTTATAGTCTATTTTGGCTTCTGTAAGTAATCCCTTGAAGACTGACTCGACTATATCGCCAATCATCATCATCATAACAAACGTAGTAGGTTTAGGTAACGCAGTCTCAGGTCTATTCTTTTCAAACCATAGTTGACATGAGGGTCTACCTATATTAGACATACGTAACCTAAACTCATCTCGTTTGTTACCACCTGCAAACTGACGTTTAAGTGAATCCTTTATTTCTTCGCCTACACGATTGATAGTCTCATCACTCATAGATGTCAAACCCTTAGAAGCATTTTCTAGGTATTGACTGATTGCCAATTCACCACGATGTTGCATTAGGCTACCTCTTCTTCTATATCAATAAAGTCACCTACAACAGAGTTGTCCTCCTCATCGTACTTATGATTTGCTTGCACAGACCATTCGTTAATGATATAACTGTTGTAGTTTTCTACCCAAGATAAGAAGTTAGCAAAGGTCTCTTGGTCAGCATCAGCTAGTTCTATAGTTTTACTTACGTCTAAACTAGCAGTAGGCAGATAAAAACAATTACCATTAGGTAACTTTCTTTCTTCAGTACCTACTGTGATATTGTGCTGAACAGGAAGTCTCTTCATTTGAGATAGCTTGGTAAAAGGTATGCCCATTGTCTTGAAGGCATCTCTGTTATCAATCTCCCATATAAAAGGTTGGCTATCTACTTCAATAGACTCTCCCTTCTCATTTGTAACATCAACTAAATCGACTACACCAAAGACAACACGTACACGTTTTATCTGCTTGATAAGTTCCTGTGTCTTCTCAGGCAATGATTTAAAGTCTTGTATATACCCTGATGGTTTGCCACAATTAAACCCACCCTGATTGTCTTTCAAATCTATATTGAGATTGTCTGCCATAAGAGTCTTATGATATGTACCCATAGGCTCGCCTGCCTTTGCGTTCATATTCTTAACGAATCTCTTATACATAAATCTCTGTATGAAAGGTCGTATGATTGCAGATGTTGCATAGACTGCTTTGTCATCAGGTATGTCCAACTTATATGTACCACCTTGAACTACTTCCACGTTCATAGACTTGCCTTGCACTTCTGCTTCACCCATTATAGGTGAATGGTTTATCTTCAATCTAGGTAAAGTGTTTGACTTCTTATCATTAGATGAAGTTTCTCCTGCGATACCCATAGCTTTTGCCATTGCGGCATAATTATTTGTATCTATTGTAACTAAATCACTCATATGTAATTTCCTTTTCTGTTAAAGTTTTATTGTTATATCATATAACGTCTTTGGTGTCAAGCCAATTATTACCTATTTTTGCTTCTAGTAGTAAAGGCACATTAAAATCAATACCAAACTTAGTATTTATAATGTCTAGTAGGTTCTGATTAGCTGTATGTAGAAGAAATAGAACCTGCTTTTCTTCTTCAGGATGTATGTCAATAACTATTGAATCATGCACACTATTCACAACACAAGATTTAAGAGTAGATAGTAATTTATCTATGTGCATAAGTATAAGGGGAACGATATCAGCAGTAGCAAAGCTCTGCACAGGATAGTTCTTTACCTGTGTGAAGTTAGTTATCTTACCATTTGCATATCTCTTAGCATCAGGGAATGAAAACTCTCTACCTGAAGGTATCTTTATCTTACCTGTTGTCATAACTTCTTTAGCCAACTTGGTGTGCCATAGTGCAATCCCTTTGTACTTTTCTGTGAAGTGTTTATAATATGTAGCCTGAGAAGGTGTCCTTCCAAATCCTGTTGCTCCGTACAAGGGTGCAAACGTATGTGCCTTCGCTTCTTGGCGAGAAGTAATCTCACCAGCATCACTAATAACACGAGCAGTATAGTCATGTACATCAAATCCATCTTCTATCTCCTTCATGGCAATTTGGTCTTGTGATAAAAATGCAGCAGCTCTAAACTCTAACTGTGCAAAGTCTGCTTCAAGTATCTTGCCACCCTTCCAACGTGACACAAATACTTTCTTGACAGGGAACGTACCACCTCTAGGCATGTTCTGCATATTAGGGTCAGCACCACTGAACCTGCCTGTAGCAGTCCTGTGTTGTAGTAGTCTCACATGTAACCTACCATCAGGCTTGATGTGTGTTTGTATGCCTTCAACAAAGGAAGACAAGTAAGTATCAAGTGCAGACAATCTCTGTAAGTCAGATAGAAAGTTCATAGCACTAGTCATCTTCTTATGTTTAGCCATAGTGTATAGTGTGCCTAAGTTATTCTTGTTGACACTGAAACCATTGTTACTAACCCACTTAGCATTTGGAGCATTGAACTTTAATCCACCTATTACCATTTTATCAGGTATAAATAAGTAGCCAACAGAATCACAAGCATCACACTTGGTAGGTCTAGCAAAAGGAGTTCCATCTTTCCTTACCTTTCTAATATACCCTGTGCCTGAACAGGGATTACATTGTTCTGCATTTGTCTTATATATAATGGTAGACTTAGTAGCAACCATTTGTTTGTAGTCAGTGGTATCCATGTAAGGAGTAAAGCTATTTGCCCACATAGTCTTATCTAGTGGCTTCCTACTATATATAACCCACGACATCTGTTCAGGACTGTTGAGATTAATAGGTGTGTCACCCATCAACTCTTTGACCTGCTTGTTTAGTCTCTTCTCTATGTCTTGTTTCTCTTGCTCGAATTGTATACGTACTCCATCCAAAGCATCTGTATCTACAGTAAACCCACGTTGATATATCTTAGCCAACGTAATTGCTACCTGATTAGTAAACAATACTGTTTCTATAAGACTAGCATTGTCAGTCGTATTGAGTCTCCTATAAATAGAATCACTCAACTGTTGAGTAGCCTTCAAGTCAGCAGATAAATAGTCAGCTAACTCTTCATGTGGTATCTCATCAACAGACGTATGATTTTTGAAATACTCTTTCATAGTGTCTTGCTTCTTTGTGTCTAGGTCATGTCTTATGGCACATGCTTCTA